ACTGATAAAAGCCAAACGGAAAGAACTGGATGGGCTAATGAAACGGAAAATGCCGGTTATCGCTGGACGAATGGCAAAAGACCATTTCCAGGACAACTTCCGCCGGGAAGGTTTCGTAAACGGAGGATTACACCCGTGGCCGAAAGCGAAAAGGCTGTCCTCGGGACGGACCGATGCGGCAGGGAGCTACGGGACGCTGCTCTCCGGAAGGAACCATCTCTTCAGCTCCGTCAAATACATGCCGGGAGAATACCGAGTGAGGGTGGCAAACGAACTCGTCTATGCGCCGGTCAATAACTGGGGAGGAGAAGTTCATCCGACTGTTACGCCCCAAATGCGGCGTTTTGCATGGGCGAAGTATTACCAGGCTTCAGGCAAGGCTAAAAAAGCCGCCACGGGCAAAAGAAAAGGCAAAAAGAAGGGTTCTGCCGCAAACAATGAACCGCAGGAAAATCAGGAAGCGCTGAAATGGAAAAGGCTGGCGCTGACCAAAAAGAAAAAGCTCCGGATAAAAATACCGCAACGCCAGTTTATCGGGGAAAGCCGGGAACTGTCCGAAAAGATAGACCGTAAAATGGAGAATGAAATCAGAAATATTTTAAACTTATAACAACATGGAAGAAATTTTTATCGCGATCATGGAACGCATCGCCGAAAAGATGCCTGAACTGTCATACATTGACGAGGACTACGGACAGCTTGAAGCCGGGGCGGAGGAGGACCACTATCCGGTAACCTTCCCCTGCGTGCTTGTCGGGAACGCCGAATCGGACTGGAATGACCTCGGTTACGGGGTACAGAAAAGCGAGTCACTCATCACCATACGACTGGCCATTGACTGCTACGATGACACCCACTACACCTCCGGAACCTATGACAAGGTAAGGGAACGGCAGCTGAAGGCCAAAGAGCTGTACAAAGCCTTGCAGGAGTTCCAGTGCACGGAAGAGACCAGCCCGCTGGTCAGGGTAAAGAGCCGGGACTATTCGCTGCCGGGAAACATCAAGGTGTACGAGACGGTTTATTCTTTCACGCTGCATGACGAGTCGGCCATGCAGTAAGGGGAAGGTTCATTCCCCCGTGAACAGGGAAAGCTGGACGGCTGTCAGGCGGGGTTTCTTAACCTTTGGGACGGGCTTCACCTCCAAGTCCTTCAGCTCCCGGCACTTGCACCGGATAATGGACATGATCCGCTCCTCGGAAATGAAAAACTCCTGGCGGGACAACACTTTCAGGGCATCATCAAAACGCAGGCGCTGCACCTCCGTCCAGTAATAGTAACGGCGGCACAGGGCTTCATCACGGAGTTCTATCAGTTTTTTGTCTCGTCCTTTAGCCATAAGTTCAGGTATATGCTGCAAAATTAGGCATTTAACCGGGGATGTTAATAAAAAAACGCCGCATCGTGTATGAATGCGGCGTTTTTCTGTTTAGAGTGTGAACAAAATCACATGGTCATCAGTTCGGTGTCATCCTCACCCGGAACAAACGGCTCGATGCGGGTGATCACCTTGCTCTGTACCTTCACCCGCCCGCTGCCATTACAGACCGGACATTTTGCGGATAAAGGAGCTCCTCCCTGGTCCAGGTAAAAGATACGTCCCTTGCCTTCACAACGCTTGCAGGCCATGACGTGCGGCGCGATGTTCTTCGTCTTCTCCATGACTACAACCGGCAGAATGAGGGTTCGATACGGTGCCAGACACCGTTTTCGTCACGTTTGTGGAAATAGTAGTTCACCGCGGTCTTGTACACCACGTTGCTCTCACGGAAGAGGTCCATGATCTCCGTGTACTCGCTGTCGAAACGGTCCTCGAGCTCGTACAGCTTACTCACGGACTTGTAGTCCAGATCGCCCTGGCGGTTGCGCTCGATCATGGTCATGCCGAGCTGGTACATCGGGTCGTCGGTACCCAGCTCGCGCCCCATGGCGTAGCGCTTCAGGTAATCCACCAGGCGTTCGGCGGCAAGGTCGGCACGCTCGTCGAAACTCTTCACCTTGTTGCTCCTCACCTCCAGCTTCATGTCACCGTCCACGATGGTGAAGCTCGCCTGCTCGTCCTTACGCAGCTGGCCGTATTCACGCATCACCGCACGGAAGGCGGCGGCCTCTTTCTCCACCCAGTCGCGGAACGCCTTCACGTCATCCACAACCGGGAGCAGCCGGTTCTTCACTTCAAGCATGAACTGCGCACGGAGGCCCTCATAGGCATCGCGCCGGTTACGCTTGCTTTCCTTCTCTTCCTGCTGGAGCTGTTTCAAAAGCTCCTTCCTGTCCTGGGCGGACAGGCTTTTTAATTGTTCTTTCAAATCCATAGCTAAAAAATTAAATGGTTGCTATTGTTGTTTATTCTCACGTTTACGGCGGATGGCACGCAGCTTCACCTGCAACGTGTCCAACGCCTCACAGTCAAGTTCACGGAACTCCTTGCCGGCGATACGGCTGTCCCGGCAGAAGGCGTTCACCCGGTCCCAGTCGGCCGTATCGATACCCAGCAGCTGCATCTGGTGCAGTACCGCGGAACGCTTCTGACGGAGAATCTTCCGGAGCTGTTCCTGATAAGTGGGCGGTACCAGCTTCTGCATGGCGGACACGGCGGCACTGTATTCCTTCAGTGTCATGTCACGCAGACTCGTGGTACGTCCCTCCGTGTACTGGGAAACGATGCTTTCCTTCAGTGCGTCACGATCCGATGTCGGAAGGCGGTTCAAAAGGCTGTAAAACGCCGCATAATTCTCGGGTTTATTTAACTGCTTGCGGCTGTTGATGTCTATCTGCATGGCTATACTGTTTTTTTGTTTATTTTAAGGTCATTGATTTCCTTAATCACTCTCTTTACTCTGATAGTACACAAATAATCAAGAAGATGCTCTTTTTCATTTTTTGTACACTTATACTGGTCGAAAAATTCAAGTATGCCCATTCTATTCAGATTTTCATTAACTCAAACTATTCATACCACATCAGCACAACTCTATGATTTCACCCACGGCAGAGCGTAGAAGAGTACGCAAAACCGAAGGGTTTCCGCTATCATAGATGACTTCCACACAACACTCATGGCGTGCGTTACGTGACACAACCAGCTCGCAAGTCATATTCTCACAGAGCCATTTTTCCACTACTTTACGGACACCAACTGCGGTGACCACAATTACCATTTTTTTACTCATAATATTGACCGTGCTGTATGTTATTCAACTCTTATCCTCCCGGTGTACTGGTTTCCCCGAAACTTCATCCCCTTGGTGAAGCCGCCCGGATATCCCAGTTCCTTGCTTCTCGCGTTTGCCAGCAACAAATGTTCCCGGCTAAGGGAGGCTACAAAACCTTTGTCCTTTTCCAGTCCCATCTCTCGGGCCTTCCGGGTGACGCTGCGTTCGGAAACACCGAGCATTTCAGCCAGCTCCCGGTTGAGGGTATTGTGATAGTGGCGACGCATGATGGAAAGCATATTACCGTTCCAAAAGATACGGGTGGAATATCCCTTATGCTCGACGAGCCGTCCCAGTGTCCGGTGCATGAAAGTACCGTCAGCAACCTTCCGGTGCTTGCGGTACTGTTCACGCTTGTACACCAGCACACATTCATGACACCAGGAACTCCGTCCCCCATTCTTCAACGGATAGAACTC